TGCCTGTTGGTTATGCTAGAGCGTTAAAGTATTCTTTAGCTGTTGAATTAGCACCAGAGTATCAAGTATCTGCCGGGCAAGATGTAATTGCATTAGCCATATCAGCTAAAGCTGCATTAAAACGCACTAACAGACGACCATTAACTTTGCAAATTGACCCTGCTGCTTTATCGGTTAGCGGAAAACGTAGGTTTAACATTTATACAGGGCAATAATAATGCCACAAGAAATTAAGTTATTCGGACTAGGTCAACAATCTAAGTCATCTAACATTACCGCCATGCACAGGCTTAATGTTTATTATGATACGCAATCAGATAGCGACAAGGCTAGTGTTGTAGCTTACGGAACGCCGGGTACTGTTCTATTTTCAACAGTATCATCTTCATCAAGTCGTGGCATGCACTGGGTTGAATCAAACAATGCTCTTTATGTTGTGCAACGCGGTGACTTATGGTCTATTGCCGCAGATGGTACAGCTACGCTAAAAAGATCATTGACTACAACTAACCCTACTGACATTAACGGTCGTGTTAGCATGGCTAACAATGGTGTTCAGTTATGTATAGTCACTGGCACTTATGGGTATATTTATAATACCGTTACGAATATATTAACTAATATTACAGCCTCACTTCCTGCCGGTGGAGCTGATACAGTTACATTTCTTGATTCTTATTTTATTGTTAATAGAGCCAATACCGGACAGTTTTATTTGTCTGCTCAATATGACGGCTTAACATGGAACGCCTTAGACTTTGCGACCGCTGAATCTAATCCTGATAACTTGCAAGCGGTTATAGCTGATAAGGGCTATTTGGCATTGCTTGGCACATCTAGTATTGAACTGTGGGTGAATTCTGGCGCACAAGCGTTTCCTTTTGCGCGTGTTAATGGCGCACCAAGCCCGTCGGGGTTGATGGCTAGATGGTCGCTTAGTCGTTGTGGCGACTTCTTAACTGGTTTGTTTAAGAACAAGCACGGGGCATTGTTTATCGGCCAGCTACAAGGCTACAATGTCGTTCAAATATCTACCCCAGATATAGATTACATTATCGATCAATACGCCTCACCATCTGATGCGGTAGGTTTTGGTTATACATTGAATGGTCGGATCTATTATCAGATTACCTTCCAGTCAGAAGGCAAAACTTGGCTATACGATGTGATGTCTAATGCTTGGTCACAGTTAAAGTCTTGGAACATGACGCGCCATTTTGGTGACTTATGTTGTGCCTTTAATACTAAGCTAATTGTTTCTAATTATGCCGATGGCTCATTGTCTTATTTCTCACAGCAATCTTATACCGATAATGGCGCGCCTATTGAGCGAGAAATATCTAGCGGTCACTTGTTTACTGCTGGTAGAAATAAAGTCCGTGTAAGCCGTCTAAGGCTCGATATGGAAGGTGGAGTAGGTGATACAAGCACAGTCGGCAATGATCCAAAAGTTATGCTTACAATTAGCCGTGATGGTGGACATACGTATGGTCAAGAGCTATGGACAACTATCGGTGAGATAGGGCATTATCATAGACGTGCCGAATGGCGTAGGTTAGGTTGGGCTAGGGACTTTGTATTCAAGATTAGAATGACAGATCCTGTAAAATTTGTATTAATGCAGGGCGTGGTTGAAGCAACAGAGGCTAATAAGTAATGGCAAGTTTAAGTGATTTATTAAGACAACAGAATGAAGATAATACTTATAATAAGCAAGCCAAAATGAATCGGTCATTTGCGCCATCTAATTATGAGCAATCAATAACACCAATGAGCTTTAACGTTAATGCTAATCCTACTATGTTAGGTATGCAGAATGGACAGCCTAATTATGGCTATGGCAATAGATACGGATCAAACCAACCTAAGGGATTAGGTTATTACGGTGAGATACAACGACCTGATGGCGGATACTCTACTGAGCTAAGTGTTGATGTAGGTGGGGGAGATATACCAGCATTGGTGCCAGGCTTATCACCAAATGAATTACAGTCTATATTAACAGCAAAAGATGGTGAGAAATTTCCTGAATCGGTTTATAGAAAAGCCGAACAACATGCTAACTTACGCAGATTACAAGGTCAATCACCATTTGCTGGTATTAACGATAAACAAACTTTGTTGCCTCGTAGAAATGGCACGTTAATGCAAGATTATTGGAACAGATAAATGAAATTCCCACAACCACCATTACACGCTGACCCAATAGCTGGTGTACTATCTTGGGTACAATGGTTTAGCCAGATAGTTAGCTACTTTTTTGTTGAGGCGGCTATTGCACCAACTTTAGCAACTGGTTGGACTAATTTCGGCGGAGGTTTTAGGCCGGCACAATACTGGAAGGATAACGCAACTGGCATGGTGCATATTGAGGGTTTAGTTAATTATGCAACAGGAACGCCAACAACTAATACACCTATATTCACTTTGCCGGTAGGCTATAGACCAAACCAAACCATTACGTTTACTGTTGGGTCTGCTACTACGTCAGCCGCGCACACTATAGCGCGATGCGATATACAAGCTAATGGTAATGTAAATTATGTCAATGGTAGTTTTACATATTATTTTCAGTTAAATAACATGTCTTTTAGGGCTTATCAATAGTATGTTATTATCTTTATAAATCAAATAATAAGGATAGCTATGAATAACTTTCAAAAACTAGCGTCTGGTGTCAATATTTTGCCGATTTTATTGGCAATAAAACGTAGACCAGATTTATGGAAAGCAGATACATATTTAAGAGATTATCCACAAGGACCTTTTGGTGATATTGAATCTATTATTTTAAGATTCCCACCAATTTCAGTACATGAGACAGAAGAAGAACTAAAGAATCATTTATCTACATTTGACCAGCATGAAAATGTTGATAGAAATGAATATAAAGCATTGCATGAAGCACGTGACCTTATTATGCCATTAATGACTATGGCGCAAGGTGAAAGGTTAGGTCGTTGTATTATTAATAAAATACAACCAGGTGGAAAGATTTTCCCACATGCTGACACACCAGCCCATGCTGAATATTATTCAAGGTTTCATATTGTTTTGCAAAGCTCACCAGGTGTTGTATTTAGGTCAGGCGATGAACAAGTTTATATGGAAACAGGTTCTATCTGGTGGTTTGATAACAAGCTAGAGCATGAAGTAATAAACAATAGTGCTGATGATAGAATCCATTTAGTAATAGACATAAGGACATCAAGATGATTACTTTTGCTGTTGAGTCATTCGAAGAAAATATATCTTACTTGCAATTCTTATTAAATGAACATTATAAAGAACTAGCATTAAATCAAGATAAAGTTCCATTAGACCCTCGCTATAATGTTTATATAGATAGAGAAAGAGCTGGTGAATTATTATTTGTAGCGGCTAGGGATGCAGGAAAGATTGTAGGATATTTTATTGGTTTTATACAGCCAGGACTACATTATCAAACATGCTTAACATGCAATATGGATATTTTTTATATTAGCAAAGAATTACGAAATGGCAGATTGGGGATTAAGTTATTTCAATTTGTTGAAAAGGAGTTAAAACGCAGAGGCGTTGACAGATGGTTCGTTGGTAGCAAACTCCATGCCGATGCCAGTTCATTATTCAAATATTTAAAATTTGATCCTGTAGAGACCTATTATTCCAAGTGGATAGGCGATTAAATAAAAAGTTAAGGAATTTATTATGGTAGCAGCAGCAGTGATAGGTGCAGGGGCGTTAAGCGCGGGTGGCGCAATGATGGGCGCAAATTCCAATTCAAGCGCAATGGATAAAGCATCACAAATGCAAGCGCAACAATACGCAGAAACTAAAAAAGCATTAGAGCAGGGCAAAACAGAAGCATTGGGATATATTGACCCTTATGCTAAAACGGGACGTAGTGCTTTAGATGCTTTATCATATGGTATGGGATTAAGCGGTGGCACGCCTAATGCTTGGGATATACCAACTAATACTAAAGTTGGACAATCTAATGATCCTATCTGGGATTATGTTTTGCAGCAAAATTTATCTGGTGGCGGTAAAATTAAAGGCAATTTAACCGACCCTGAAAATGCAGGGCTATTAAAACAATTACAAAGCCAATATACTAATTTATCGCAACAAGCTGGCGCAGCATCTGGGGCTAATGCTGGTGTTGGTCAAGGTTCATTATCTAATTACGGTAAAGAGCAATACAAACAAGACGTTGGTTATACACCAATGGTTAATTCATTGGCTGAGTTACAAGCAACGCCAGGCTATCAATTTCAACTTGAACAAGGTTTGCAAGGTGTAAACAACTCTGCCGCAGCTCGTGGTGGATTGCTGTCTGGTGCTAATATGAAAGCCATTAATAACTATGCTCAAGGACAAGCGGCTACCGGTTATCAAGGTGCATGGGATAGGGCGCAGTCAGCTTATCAAAGCGCTTTTGGCCGGAATCAACAGAAGTTTAGCAACTTGCAATCTATGGCAAACAACGGTCAAACAGCAGCGGTAAATCAAGGGCAATCATCATTAAGCGTTGGGTCTGGGTTAGCTGGAGCGTCTACAGCCTATGGAAATAATCAAGGCAATTTAGCTTTAGGTCAAGGTCAAAATCAAGCTAACATGTATACCGGTGTAGCCAATGCTTTAGGTGGAGCATTAACAGGCATGGCTGGTTTACAAGGCAGTGGTACTTCTTTTGGTGGTATTGGTGGAGGCGGTGGTGGAAATGCCGCTAACCTTAGTTCTGGCGGTAATGGTAGTTGGAATGTTGGTAATTATGCTGGCTCAAATGGGTTAGGCGGTACTGGTGCGTATATATAACTTTAGGATATTAAGATAATGGCTGAATTAAACGTACCAAATTACATGACTAATAGACCTGAGTCTATTTCGGATTTAGCTGAATCAGCTATGCGTATGAAAGAATCAGGACAGAATCAAAGAATGAATGAAATGAAGATGGCTGAATACCAACAGTCAGAGCCAATGCGTAGGCAGTTGCAAGAGTCTGAGGTTCAAACAGAAGCTACTAAAGCCGCAACCGGAAAACAAAAGATTATCGGAAATTTAGCGGGCAATGTATTAGGCCAGCTTGATAATTCTGGAATTACCGATCCACAGCAAAGACAGCAATTTATTACTAAAGCTATTGATGCTCATAAGCCTTATTTGCAAGGCGTTTTGCAATTACCTGTTAATGATTATATGAGTGAAGATCAATTACGATCTTTATCAAAATCAGCTAGTGGCAATGAATATCACCCACCTGTTGCAACAAGTGAAGGGTATTTGCAATTTGATGGCGGTGCGTTTGCTCCTATGCTTAATGCACAGGGTAAACCATACATGCCTGGTGCTGTAGATGTTGGCAATAAATTTGATGTTGGTATGGCGGACACATTAAGCAAATTAGTTGAGCAAGGGCATATTCCATTAGAGC